ATGAAAGAAAAAGACACATGAGAGGCGAAACCAAAACCGCTCGCGGTGATTATGGAACTAAAGGCTACATGGGTGGCGGTAAAATTCCAGGTTACATGGGTGGCGGTAAAGTAGGTTCATACAAGAAGAAAGACCGTAGGCCTTAATCATGGCGACTTCAGGAACTACAGCATTCGATCTGAGTGTTGATGAAATTATTGAAGAAGCATACGAACGTTGCGGAATCGAACTTCGTACTGGGTACGATTTAGAAACCGCACGTCGTTCGTTGAATCTTATGATTGCTGAATGGGCAAACAGAGGCCTTAATCAGTGGTTAATTGTTAAAAATAATTTTACAGTTACTGAAGGCACAAACTATGTAGACCTAGGTACTGATGTTATAGACATAACATCGGCTGTCATTCAAAGAGACAACACGGATTTTCAACTTGAGCGTATAAGTAGGTCTGATTTCTTATATACACCAGAAAAAGCAGATAAAGCTAGACCAACTCAGTTTTTCTTGGAAAGACACATAACACCTAGAATATATTTGTACCCAACACCAGAAAACTCTACAGACGTAGTTTATTACTATGCACTAACAAGGATGCAAGACGTAGGGGATTATACAAACACTATGGAAACAGTTTTTCGTTTTCTTCCGTGTATGACTGCTGGTTTGGCTTATTATATAGCAATAAAAAGAGCACCAGACAGAGTGCAATTGTTAAAGCAAATTTACGACGAGGAGTTTGATAGAGCAGCCTTTGAGGACATTGATTCTGTAAGTTCTCATTTTCTTCCGTCTAGGACAGTTATATAATGGCTTTTTCTGCTGGTAAATATGCGTGGGGAATCTGCGATATTTCTGGTCAAAGATATAGACTAAAAGACATGAAAACGCAGTGGAACGGTCTTCGTGTTGGTTACGATCAGTTTGACACGAAACACCCACAGTTAGATCCACCACATATAGCAGCAGATCCACAAGCGTTAAGAAACCCTAGACCAGACAGAACAGAGCCTGTTGCAGAAGCTTTGTTAATTAGCAATCCTTTCTTGTCTACAGCTTCTAGCGCAGTAGTAACTGTTTTTGAAGACGACCATGGAAGAACAACTGGTGATAAAGTTAGGTTTAGAGGAACTGAGTCTTTTGCTGGACTCTCTTCGTCTGTTTTAGAAGATCCTGACGCATATTCAATTACGGTTATAAATACAGACACATACAGTTTTGGTGTTTCTTCTGGTACAGCAACCAGCGCTATTAGGGGCGGAGGAGGTTTTGTTTCAGTAGGACCAGCGCAAGCTCTTTTGCCTTTAGACCCATTTAAAACACTAACTTCTGGAGCAAACGCTCAAATTCAAGTTACAGAGTTTAAACACAACAGAACTACGGGAGATACGGTTAGGCTTCGTAATACAAAAGCTTTTGATGGTATAACAACGACTGTACTTGAAGACGCTAGTGGATATACAATAACAGTTGTAGACGATAATAATTATAAGTTTACTTCAACAGGAACAGCCACTACTGGTGATGTTAGCGGTGGTGGTTCTAAAGCAACAGCAGGGCCTACAACATGAGTTTTACATACAGCGGACTAAAGACAGCGATTCAGAATTACATGGACAATTCTGAAACTACTTTTGTTAATACGCTAGACACATTTATTCAAGAAGCGGAAAACCGTATATTTAACACAATTGAATTAAATGTTTTTCGCAAAAACGTTACAGGCACGGCTGCTTCTGGAAACGCTTATCTTTCTGCACCGACAGATTTTGTCGCGCCTTTAAGCTTGGCTGTTTTAGACAGCAGCAATAATTACACTTATTTATTGTTAAAACACCCTAGCTTTATGCGTAGCTACATAAAAACAGCTGCGACTACGGGTTCTCCTAAATATTACGGACAGTTTGACGACGACACATTTATTTTAGCGCCGACACCAAACGCAAACCTAACTTTTGAGCTACATTACTTATATGAGCCAGCATCTTTAACAACTAAAGGAGACAGTGGAACAACTTGGGTTTCCACTAATACACCTAATTTATTGTTGTATGGAACTTTAGTAGAAGCCAGCATTTTTATGAAACAAGACCTAAACGAAACAAATATGTTTGAACAACGTTTTCAAAACGCTTTGGCAAACGCAGTAACTTTAATGGAAGGAAGGGCTACAAGAGACGAAAACCGTTTTGATAGACCAAGAGGACTTGTTTCTCCTCAACAACAATAGATGCTAGAAAACAAACTTAAAGGCAAGAAAATTGCCATAGTAGCCATGGGCAAAAGTCAACTAGACTATCATTTGTCCATCAGCCATAGCCAACAATACGATGAAGTTTGGGCAATAGGCTCAATGTGTGCTGTTATAAATCCAGACAGAGCGTTTATTATGGACCCCGCAACAAGATTTTTTGAAACAAATGACGCTGGTCCTCAAACAAATGTAATGCGCAAAACACTGCCAAGACTAGACATTCCAATTTATTCTTGCGTAGAAGATAATCGTGTTCCTGGAATTGTTTTATATCCTTTGCAAGAAGTTATTCAAAAAACAGGTTGCGCTTATTTTAATAACTCAATTGCATACGCCATTGCTTATGCGTTGTATCAAGAAGTAGGATGTATCAATATGTTTGGCGCAGATTTCACATACAAAACCAATGTGCATTTTGGAGAAATGGGACGAGCGTGTTGTGAGTTTTGGTTATCTAAATGTATTGAAGAGGGAATAGATGTTGCAATTGCGCCCTCCTCTTCTTTGTTAGATACTAATGTATCTCTGGAAGAAAAATTATATGGATACCATAGGCTTGAAGATCCACCTGTGGTATATTTAAACAAAGGTGAATTAGCTGTTGGAAAAGTTTCGGAAGTTTTAGAAGAAAAACCACTTACAGGACTTTCGGGAAGACAAGACATTGGTCCACCAGAACCAGAGAAGTATTAATGGAAACTGATTCATTTAAACTCTCCATAGGAAACCTTGGAGTAAAGACAACACATGGTAGAGGCCATACAGTAGATGAAGTTGCTGAAATGGCTACTAATAAATTAGTTTCGGTGAGCGACACAGCGCCGGAGCCTATAAAAGCGCAAGCCCATGCCTTCAGAAATTCGTGTCAGGTTATTATTGCTTTTTACATGCGTGAAGCGATTAAAAATCACATGTGTACAATAGGCAATCAATTAGAAGCGCAAGGACATAAAGACCTTGCAGAAATTATTAGGAGGCTATAATGGCTATAACACAAGCGATGTGTACTTCTTTTAAGAAAGAACTTCTTGAAGGCACACATAATTTTAAAGCGAGTGGAGGAAACTCTTTTAAACTTGCTTTATATACTAGCTCCGCGACTATGAGTGCTTCTACCACAGCCTATAGCACAGGACAAGAAGCATCAGGAACGAACTATACTGCGGGTGGAGCAGCTTTAACAAACGTCAACCCTACAACATCAGGAACAACTGCGTTTACTGATTTTGCTGATTTGACTTTTGGAACAGCTACTGTCACTGCAAGAGGTTGTATGATTTATAATGATACAGCCACTGGCGATCCAGCAGTTGCCGTTTTTGATTTTGGCGGAGACAAAACAAGTACAGCAGGTAGTTTTACAATATCTTTTCCAACCGCAGACGCAAGTAACGCTGTTATTAGAATAGCGTAAGGACAGCTAATGGCTGTCGGTTGGGGTCGTTCCACATGGGGTTCAGGCGCATGGGGCCAACCTCATAATATGACCGTAAGCCTTACGGGGCTTGCGGGAACTACTGCGTTAGGAACAGAAACTGTTAGTTGTGATGCTAATGTCGCAGAAACAGGTTTTGGTGTTACAGGCAGTGTTGGAAGTTTAACTGTAACGGGTGTTGCTAATGTTACAGAAACAGGAGTAGCTGGAACAAGCGCACTAGGATCATTAAGCATCTCTGCTGATGCGAATGTCAGTGAAACAGGGGTATCGGCAACAGGAGCAGTAGATAGCTTAACTGCCACAGGTGTTGCAAATATATCTGTTACAGGATTAGCGGGAACTACCGCTTTAGGCACGGAATCAGTTAGCGGTGATGCCAATGTCAGCGAAACAGGAGTAGCTGGTACAGGCGCTGTTGGCACAGTTGTTCCAAATGGAGCAGCAATTACAGGTGTTAGTGGAACTGCTTCCACAGTTTCTCAAGGCGATGAAACCGTTACTTGTGACGCAAATGTTTATCCAACAACAGTAGCTGGAACAGGAGCAATTAGCTCTTTAACAACGGCAACTCAAAACAAAGTATCTTTAACAGCGGTCATTGGAACAGGACAGGTTGGTGATGTAAGCGCTATTATAGCTGTAAGTGTTTCAGTTACAGGATTAGAGGGAACAGGCCAAATCAGTCAGCTAACTGTGTGGGGTGAGATTGTTCCAGGACAAGACGCTGAATGGGCTGTAATAGACGATTCACAAACACCGAGTTGGTCTGAGATAGATGATTCTCAGTCCCCAGATTGGAAGGATGTTGCGGCATAATAATATAAAGACTATAATCTATTAAATAACGGAGGCATTTAGTGGCAACTTATGTAAATGATTTAAGACTTAAAGAAATCGCTACAGGCGATGAGTCGGGTACTTGGGGAACGAGTACCAATACAAATTTAGAATTGGTGGCGGAAGCATGGGGTAGTGGCTCAGAAGCCATCACAGGAACTTCGCACACAATTACGATGGCAGATGGTGCTGCCGATGCAGCGAGAGCCTTTGCTCTAACGCTGACAGGATCAATTACCGCAACCAATACAGTTACTCTTGCACCCAACACAGTCAGTAAGACTTGGGTAATTCAAAACAACGCAGGTTATCAAGTAACCATATCTCAAGGCACAGGCGCAAATGTAGTGATTCCGAATGGCGGAATTAAAATGGTTGTTACAGATGGTGCTGGAGCAGGTGCTGCCGTAACTGACGTACTAGATATGACAGGCGGTACAGGCAATGTCGGACTGGGTTCTGGTGCACTCGGTACAGCAATTACAACAGGAACGGATAACGTAGCCATAGGTGAAGCTGCCCTTGATGCAGTGACTACAGGATCGGACAATACGGCAGTGGGAGACAATGCGTTAGGAGCAAACACCACAGGCACAAGAAATGTTGCGGTAGGAGCAGAGGCAGCAGAAGCAACAACAACTGGCGGTGATAATATTGCTATAGGCTATCAAGCCCTAGAAGATAACTCCACAGGAGCAGCCAATATAGCTATTGGTTCTTATACTTTAGATGCTAATACAACGGCAGCCTACAACACCGCAATTGGATATAATTCAATGGGTGCTAATACGACTGGCGCTGATAATGTTGCTATAGGTAGAGAATCGCTACTAGCTAATACTACCGCATCTAACAACACAGCAGTTGGTTCTTTAGCCTTAACAGCAAACACCACAGGTGACCAAAATGTAGCGGTGGGTGGTACAGCTATGGATGCCAATACAACTGGTCGAAACAATGTAGCAATGGGCTATAACGCTTTCGGAGCAAATACAACAGGCGACCAGAATGTGGCAATCGGAATGAATGCTTTAGACGCAAACACAACCGCAGATAACAATACAGCAGTAGGAACTTATGCCTTAGGAGCAAACACCACAGCGAATAATAACACAGCCATCGGATATGCTGCTTTAACAGCAAACACCACAGGAACAGAAAACACTGCTGTTGGTGCAAATGCATTAGATGCAACAGGAGCGGGAACAGACGGCTCTTATAATGTTGCTGTTGGTAACGATGCTTTGACTGATAACACAGAAGGACAGTTTAATGTTGCTGTAGGTAGAAGAGCACTGTATGACAACACCACAGCAGATGAAAACACAGCAATAGGTTATTTAACACTTTACGCTAATACTACTGGTGCTTCAAATACTGCGGTAGGAGTGTCAGCACTACAAGCAAACACAACTGCAAGTCATAACACTGCTATTGGAAACAGAGCTTTAACAGCAGCCACTACAGGTGAAAGAAATGTTGCGGTTGGCGCTTTAGCACTTGATGCTGACACAACTGGTGACAGAAGCGTAGCAGTTGGTTATGGTGCATTAAGCGACCAAAACCTTACAGGCGGTGAAGATACTAAAAATGTAGCAGTTGGTTATCAAGCTTTAACACAAAATACGACTGGTGTTTCTAATACAGGATTGGGTTATCAATCGCTTTATGCAAACACCACAGGCGAACAAAATGTCGCTATCGGTAAAGATTCTTTACTAGCAAACACCACCGCATCAAACAACACGGCTGTTGGAGTTGAAGCATTAAAGGCTAATACAACTGGTGCATCAGTTGTAGCTGTTGGACAAGGTGCTTTGATGGCTAATACCACCGCATCAAACAACACAGCAGTTGGCAATAGTGCTATGACAGCTAACACCACAGGTGATGAAAGTGTTGCGGTTGGAAAGGATGCAGCATTAGTAAACACAACTGGAAGTCAGTTAACTGCTGTAGGTAAAGGCGCATTGGCAGCAAATACAACGGCTAGTGCAAACACAGCAATTGGACACCAAGCCATGATTCTTAATACCACTGGAGCAAATAATACGGCAGTCGGAAAAGAATCATTAAAGGCAAACACCACAGGAACTCGAAACACAGCAGTTGGCTCACTAGCAGCAGACGCTAATACCACAGCATCTAATATAACGGCTGTTGGTTATCAGGCTTTAAGTGCAAATACGACGGGCGCAGACAACACGGCAGTGGGTAAAAATGCTCTTGATGTTAATACAACAGGCTCTCAATGTGTCGCAGTTGGTGTAGATGCTTTAGGCGCACAAGTTAGTAGCGCACACTATAATGTTGCTGTAGGGCATAGTGCTTTAAAAACTAGTACCACAGCATCAAACAACACAGCAGTCGGTTTTCAAGCTTTAACAGCAACCACCACAGGTTCAGACAGTAACGCTTTTGGTTCTGGTGCTTTAGCAGCAAACACTACAGGTGGAGACAATAACGCTTTTGGTAAGCAAGCGATGACTTCCAATACCACAGGCTCTAGTAACTCAGCATTTGGACACGCAGCTTTAGATGCTAATACTACGGCAAGCAATAATTCAGCATTTGGTGCAGGCGCTTTAGGAGCAAACACCACAGGCGCACAGAACACGGCACTTGGTGGTAGGGCTTTACAAGCAAACACCACAGCGGCTAACAACACAGCAGTCGGTTATGATGCTATGTACTCTAACACGACTGGTACAGAAAACACTGCTGTGGGTAGAGATGCTTTAGCAGCAGCCACTACAGCAAGTCAAAATACTGCTGTTGGATATGATGCTTTAGCAGTAAGCACAACAGGAGAGGCTAATACTGCTGTTGGTGCTTATACGCTAGACGCTATAACTACAGCTAATAATAACACCGCAATAGGAAAAAATGCTGGTGGCTTGATTACAACAGGAAACCAAAACACAATGCTTGGTCAAAACTCTGGAGATAGACTTACAACGGGTGCTTACAATGTTTGTGTAGGTGCAGAGGCAGATACAAGCTCAGCTACTTCAGAAGGTGAAATTGTTATTGGTCGTAGTGTAGCTGGAGGAGGCAATAATACAGTTAGGTTTGGTCAAGACACAGGCAAAGCAACACTTTCTTTAGACGGTACAGACACCTCTTGGGCAGCAACATCGGATGTTCGTTTAAAAGAAAACATAAAAGATTCAAGTGCTGGACTTGCTTTTATTAATGATTTAAGACCAATAACTTATAATTGGAAAGCTAAAAAAGATGTACCACAAGATATGTCTCAATATGAGAAAGACTCTGAAAAACCAGCCAATGGTATAGTTTATGGCATACAAAATCATGGGTTTATTGCACAAGAAGTCAAAGAAGCGATAGATAAGCATTCTGACTCTGTTGTAGAGAATCATCATATTTGGAGCGAGGACCCAGATGGAACGCAACAAATAGCTTTTGGTAATATGATGCCAATGGCTATAAAAGCAATCCAAGAACTCTCGGCAGAAGTCGAGCAATTAAAATCTAAATCACATGAAAAGTGTGACAAATAAAGAGGAATAAAAAATGGCAGTAACAAAAAAGCTAACTAAGTCCATTCCGTATGTAAAGTCTAGCAAGGCTCAAAAATGGGATTTAGAAATGACTTATGAGAACGACAGCGAAGGCGATGCAACCTATTACAAGTCTGTATTTAATCATACAGCAGTTGCAGCAGATGGTGATTTCACTGCAGCAGCTAAAAGTTCGTTTAACCTTGCAGCTTTGACAGCTATGTGTCCTGTATCACAATGGGATGCAGTATTTGCTAGTCAAGTAGATTCAGTTATTACGAACCCTGTAGTTAATCCTGTACCAGACAACGACTTCGCAGTACCTTCTAGTTAAGCATGACTGACAAAGAGGCAGTGCCTGTAGAGGAATCGGATATTAATGTTAATATCTGGACAATGCCTTCTGTTTTCGTATTGGAAACTCGTATGCCCGATG